CAACTGCTTCCGGGCGCAGAACAACACCACTGCTGCATCGCACAATACCGGCGCGGCGGTGTACTGGGAACAGCTTCCGGCGGTCACTGTGTGGCCGACTCCGGACGGGGCGCAGTCCTATCAGTTCGTGTACTGGCGGCTGCGTCGTACGCAGGACGCCGGTGGTGGTGTGAACGTCATGGACGTGCCGTTCCGGTTTGTCCCTTGCATGGCTGCGGGACTGGCCTATTACATCGCTGGCAAGATCCCCGGGGGCATGGAGCGCTTGCCGGTACTGAAGGCTCAGTACGATGAGGCATGGCAATTGGCTGCGGATGAGGACCGCGAGAAGGCGGCGATTCGCTTCGTGCCCCGTCAACAGTACATCGGGGGGACCTGATGGGCAATAGGTTCGCGTCCGGCAAGAACGCGATTGCGCAGTGTGATCGCTGTGATCAGCGCTTTAAGCTTAAAGTCCTCAAGCGGGAGATCATCAAGACCAAGAACTATGAGTTGTTGGTCTGCCCCGAGTGCTGGGACCCTGATCAGCCGCAGTTGCAGTTGGGCATGTACCCGGTGGACGACCCGCAGGGGCTGCGCAATCCACGCCCGGATCGCAGTTACAGGCTTTCTGGTCTGTCTGGTCTGCAGGTTCAGGAAACGACAAGCCCGAATCCACTGGCGCAAGGCACCCTTGAGATGGGTAGCCGGATCATTCAGTGGGGGTGGAACCCGGTTGGTGGTGCGAGTCTGAATGATTACGGACTCACGCCTAATAACTTGGTGATCACAGTGGAACTTGGTACAGTAACGGTAGCTACGACGTAAGGAGTCGAACATGGACGCGAAAACCGCAGTGCGCAAGCACGAGAAGAACATGCACCCGGGCAAGGCCCCGACCAAGCTGAAGGCTGGTGGTAAGACCAACGCCGATATGCTCAAGTACGGGCGCAACATGGCCAAGGTCATGAATCAGCGCAGCCCCGGTCGCAAGGGGGGTTGATATGAACACCGACGATTTCAAGTATTTCCCGGCGGACACCAAAGATCCGATTGGTAAATATATTCAGCCCAAGGTGTATCCGTCTGTTGTGGTGGGTGAAGAGCCTGCTAAAGAGACGATGCGCAAGGCCAATGTGTCTGTTGCCAACACCCGCAGTCAAGACTACGAGCCGACCAAAACTAGCGGCACGATGATGCGTGGCGGCGGCGCGGCGACGAAGGGCAAGATGGCTCGCGGCCCGATGGCTTGAGGACGGCATGAACTACACCCAGTTGACCGCTGCAATCTGCGACTACACGCAGAACTTTGAGACTGACTTTGTTGCGAACATTCCGGTGTTCGTGCAGCAGGCTGAGCAGCGCATCTACAACACGGTGCAGTTCCCCTCCTTGCGCAAGAACGTCACGGGTTCCGCATCCGCCAACAACAAATACCTGTCGTGCCCCAGTGATTTCCTCGCCGTCTATTCGATGGCGGTCGTGACGGGTGTCACGGGCGGAAACATCAATACCGGGACGTATGAGTACCTGCTCAACAAGGATGTGAACTTCATCCGGCAGGCATACCCATCGCCCAACGACACGGGGACGCCCAAGTACTACGCGCTGTTTGGCCCGACGGTATCTGGTGCAACGATCTCTGATGAGCTGTCGTTCATTCTCGGCCCTACGCCTGATGCAGCTTACGACGTTGAGCTGCACTATTACTACTATCCGGAGTCGATTACGGTCGCGGCGGATGGTCAGACATGGTTGGGTGATAACTTTGATACCGTGCTGCTGTATGGCTCTCTGGTGGAGGCGTATACCTTCATGAAGGGCGAGTCCGACATGTTGGCGCTGTACGACGGCAAGTACAAAGAAGCTCTGGCACTGGCCTCGCGTATGGGCAATGGTCTGGAGCGCAGCGATGCGTACCGTAGTGGGCAATATCGTGTTGCTCCGCTACCGCAGAACAACGGGGTGGTCTAAGTGGCATTCACTGGCAACTACTCCTGCAACACGCTGCGCTCGGGCCTTGCCAACGGCACGATCAACTTCGCCTCCGACACGTTCTATCTGGCGCTGTACACCAACGCGGCTACGCTCAATGAGCAGACGACTGCGTACACCGTGACGGGCGAAGCCTCGGGCGGCAACTATGTTGCGGGTGGTAATGTCGTAACGGCCACGATTACGTCTCAAGCGGATAACGCAGGTGGAAGCACGACGTACGTCAACTTCTCGTCCCCCGTATGGACCGGTGCAATCACCGCGCGCGGTGCGTTGATCTACACGCCCGGCGACAACGGCGCTGTCTGTGTTCTGGATTTTGGATCAGACAAGACCTCCACTACTTCTTTCACCGTGCAGATGCCTGCTAACACAAGCACCTCTGCTCTTATTCGGCTTGTTTAAGGAGCAATCATGCAAAAAGAAATCTCTAACTTTGGCGATCACGCACAGGTGACGATGCAATCGAATGTCGTGGGCGCTGAGTCTGTCGGTATCGAGGGCGTCTACCACGTGGTCTGCCGTGACGCTGATGGCAACATCAAGTGGGAAGACGAGTTCCCCAACTTGGTCAACGCCGTGGGTAAAGAGTTGATGCTGGACACCCTGCTGTCTGGCACCTCTTACACCACGGTGGGTCCGTTCCTCGGCCTGATCTCTGGCACCGGCCTGACCTTTGCCGCGTCGGACACGCTGTCCTCCAAGTCGTGGACTGAGTTCACCAACTACACCGTTGGCGGCTCGGCTGTGCGTGGCACGGCATCGTTTAGCGCTGCGACCTCGACGGGTTCCACCCCGACCAACGTGACGACCAAGACCGCTTCGGCCATCACTTACACCATCACGGGTGGCGGTGGCACGGTGGGTGGCTGCTTCTTGGTGACCGGCTCTGGCGCATCTTCGACTCAAGGTAACACCTCGGGCACTCTGTATAGCGCAGGTGCTTTCGGTACGGCCAAGATCACCACGGCTGGCGACACGGTCTCCGTCACTTACTCGACCACGGCTACGTCCTAAACAAGGAGTCGTAAATGGCTCTGGTTCTTGCAAACCGTGTCCAAGAATCGGCCACGGCGAATACGACTGTAAGCTTTACGCTGACTGGTGCGGTCGCGGGCTTTCAGACGTTTGCGGTCATTGGTGACACCAACAGCACCTACTACTCGGCTACGGATACGACGGGCCAGTGGGAGGTGGGTCTTGGCACGTACTCCACCACGGGGCCGACTCTCACTCGCACGACCATCTACGCGTCCAGTAATACGGGCAGCGCGGTCACCTTCTCGGGTGTGGTCAGTGTCTTTGTCACCTATCCGTCTGGCCGGTCGGTCAATCTGGATAGCAGTGGCAACGTCTCTGCGCTGGGGACTGTGGCTTCTGGTACGTGGCAGGGATCGACCATTGCTGTGGCGTATGGCGGCACGGGGGTGACCACCTCTTCCGGTGCCAGCTCGGTGGTGCTGCGCGATGCTGACCAGAACATTACAGTCAACCGGGTTAACCAAGCCAACACCAACACCACTGCGGCGGCTGGGACAACGATTCTGACAACGGCTTCCAGCTACATCCAAACTCTTGTTGGGACGGGCGGGCAGACATACGCGCTTCCTGATGCCACCACGCTGACAACGGGCGTGGCGTTTGTGTTCAACAACCTCGCCACTGGCAACCTGACCATTACGGACTACGCCACTGCCACGATTGCCACAGTTGCATCGGGCGGCGCAGGGGCGGTGTTTTTGACAGCTAACGCCACGGTTGGCGGTACTTGGGACCTTCACGCATACCTACCTGAAGGTGTGACGTTTGGCACAAACGCATTCAACCTTGGCTCTGCGGTTATCTCTGGTGGCACTTGGCAGGGCGGCACCATCCAGCCAGCCTACGGCGGCACGGGTCTGACCACATTTGTTGGGGCCAACAACGCGCTGTTCTCCACGGGGTCCACAACCCTGACTGCGGGCACGCTACCTATTGCAGCGGGCGGCACGGGGCAGACGACGGCCAACACGGCCTTCAACGCCTTGGCTCCGAGCCAGACCTCCCAGTCGGGCAAGTATCTGACGACGAACGGTACGGATACGTCATGGGGCACGGTTAACGCTCCGCCGTCACTGTCTAACGACACCAGCACGGCTACTAACGTCTTCCCGTTGTTTGCGGCGGCGACCTCAGGTACGCCCTCCACGTTGTTCACCAGCAACGCTCAATATCTGTTCAAGCCTAGCACGGGCGAGTTGAGTGTGAAGGCCCCGCGTGCTAGCAACGGCATCTTGGTTAACAGCCAGACAGTGAGCGAGAATTACACCATCGACACCGGCGATAACGGTGGCTCGTTTGGTCCTGTAACGGTAGCACTGGGTGCTACGGTAACGATTGCGTCTGGCTCGTTCTGGACTGTGGTTTAAGGAGCGGCTGATATGCCAGTAACGATTAGCGGTAGCGGTGCGATAACCGGGCTTGTCATTGGAACCACCGATCTGGCGGATGCCGCAGTCACGACCCCTAAGATTGCAGATACCGCCGTCACTGTTGCAAAGATTTCTGCGACTGGCACACCAAGCAGCGGCACCTACCTGCGCGGCGATGGCGCGTGGGCAGCAATAGCGGGCTTTCCTACAAGTACGGCCATGTTGTTTGTGCAAACAGCGGCTCCTACGGGTTGGACAAAATCTACTACGCACGACAACAAGGCGTTGCGGGTTGTTTCTGGTAGTGCAAGCTCTGGCGGTACTACGGCGTTCACCACGGTTTTTGCAAACCAAACACCAACAATCACGACCAGCGGATTAAGTGCGGGGGCAACCACGCTTACAACCGCGCAAATGCCAAGTCATACGCACCTTATTGGATCAAATCAAGCGTTTAGCTCTGGATGCGGTAACAACTATTTTACGGGCACCAGCGGCAGTATAAATTCAGGCGCAACTGGCGGGGGCGGGTCGCACACGCACTCGATCTCTGGTTCAGCGACCTCCAGCGCAATCACGTTGAACGTTCAGTACGTTGACGTAATCATCGCCACGAAAGATTAACGATGAAGCTCGAACCCAAAGCCAATTGCCCGCTGGATAACTTTAGCCCATGTCGTCAACTTGAGTGTGCGTGGTTTATGAAAATTCGTGGGAATAATCCAAACACCGGAGAAGAAATTGACGACTACGGCTGTTCAATGGCATGGCTACCTGTGTTAATGATTGAAAATAGTCAGCAACAACGCCAGACTGGGGCGGCTGTTGAATCTTTTCGTAATGAAATGGTTAAATCTAACGAAGTTGGTCAACGTGTTTTGTTGGCAGCAGCAGGAGTTCCACAAAACGCGCAGCATATGATTCTGGAGCACAAATGAGACTCACCATCATCCCAGATGACAACGCGGTTTACAAAGGTGGCGTAATGAAAGCGTGGACGTTGCCCACGTTAAATTTGGCTGATTGCGGCATTCCTGATGGCGTGCACGCGTTGCAGTGGTATGAAACGTATGGGGAGATTGAGTTTTCTCCTCCTAACCCCGGCGCACCGCAACCTCCGAACCAAGCCATTACAGAACTACCGCAGTGGGCGCTTAATTGCGTTGCAGTGTGGGATGCTTGGTCACCACCTCCACCGCCGGACGGCGCCCAGCCTACCGTCGAAGGGGCGCAGACGTTGTGAAAACAGTCAACCCCCGGTTCATGGTGACGCAAGACGGCACCTCGCTGAACATCTTCCACGCCGACAAGGGCGAGGGTCTGTTACGTCACGAGCACACCTACGCACACCTGACCATGTGCCACGCGGGAAGCTGCATTGTCCGCAAGGAAGGCCGAGAGTTGGTGATGACCAAAGACACGCAGCCGGTCAATCTGGTGGCCGCCGAGTGGCATGAGATTGAAGCGCTTGAAGACGGCACGGTATTCGTGAACGTCTTCGCGGAAGGGAAATACTGATGTCCATCGTAAAAATCCAAGCCCCCATCACGGGTACCGGGACGGTGACAATCACCGCGCCGACGACAAACTCTGACCGTACAGTGACGCTACCCGATGTGACGGGGACGTTATATATCTCGGGCGGGGATATTGGAACCCCCTCTGCTGGCAACGGCTCTAACCTCACCAACCTGAACGCATCTAACCTTGCCTCCGGGACGGTGCCTGATGCTCGTTTCCCGGCAACGCTGCCAGCGGCCAGCGGCGCAAACCTGACCAGCCTGAACGCATCTAATCTCTCCTCCGGGACCGTCGCTACAGCGCGGCTGGCTTCCGGTACGGCCAACAGCACCACGTTCCTGCGCGGTGATCAAACGTGGGCTACTGCTGGCGGAGCACCTGCCGCGCTTGGTGATATTGGCACCGTGATGTGGCTTGTAGTAAACACTACATCCAGCTTATTGCCGGGGACTACTGTTGCTGGTTCTTCTTGTTACTACCCAAGCTCCGTTACAAATTACTCAAACTCTCAAACCGAAGGAGCAAACAGCAGTTCTCTACCGCGTACTGAGTGGCGATTTGCTAGTGCCAGCGGAAATGGTTTTGCTGGGTCGGCGGTAAGAGCTAACTCTGGCAATACTGGTTTTATTATTGTACAAGGTTCTAGTACGCTATCGGGCACATGGAGAGTTTTGAACCCAGTTGGCCCTCGCAGTAGTAGTTATAACAGTTGTGATAACCAGACAGGTTCGAGCGTGTATGGAACTATTGCTGTGAGAATTTCATAATGTTTTACACCACCGTCACCAATCTACGCTGGAACAAAGAGCGCACCGCCGTCGAGTGCGTTGTTGATTTTGAAGAGCTTGGCCCTGTCAACTACGGCGCGGTGCCTCACGACAACTACGCGCACGGGCGCGAGATTTACGCTCGGTGTATCGCTGGCGACTTTGGCCCTATCGCGGATTACGTTCCTGCGCCCGATGAAGGCCCGCAGCCGATCCCTAATGCCGCACCAGACCAAGCGCCGACCATTGAAGGAGCGCAGACGCTATGAGCACCGTAATTGCCAAGAACATTCAGATCGGTACCTCCGGCACCGCTGCCCAGAACTTCACGTGGTACCAACCGGCTACCCCGGACGGGACGGTTCGCCTTGGCGTTGGTAACAGCGGGGGCACCACAGGTGATGTGATAGCGGTTAATAGCTCGGGCGTAACGGTAACTGGGGTGATTTCTGGTACTTTAAACAGCACCGTCACAGCAACTACCCAAGCCGCAAAAACAGCAAACACCACGATTGCAACCACTGCGTTTGTGGATCAGCTACGTTCTCTTTTGACCCAGTCCACTGCCGCTGGTGGTGGCACGCTAGTTATTGGAGATCGAGGTACTCTGGTAGCTGTAACCGCCGGTGTAACGGTGCCCGCCAACATTTTTGCGGCCAACGATGTGGTCACGATCTACAACAACAGCGGCAGCAACATCACCATCACCCAAGGTGCCAGCATGACTCTGCGGCAGGTCGGCACTGCTAACACGGGTAACCGCACGCTGGCCCAACGTGGTCTTGTGACGGTTGTGTTTATCTCCGCAACCGAAGCCGTCATCTCAGGCGGGGGCCTGACGTAATGGCCGCTATCCACAATGCGCTGGCAGGTGCTGGTGGAGCGCCGGTGTATCTGACTGCTACTGGTGGCACGATTACCACCGACGGCAATTTTAGAATTCATTCGTTTACCGGCAACGGCACCTTCACCGTGACTGACGCGGGTTCGGGGTATCCCGAGGCTGGAACAGTAGAGTATTTGGTTATTGCTGGTGGCGGTGCTGGTGGTAGTTGGGTAGGCGGTGGTGGTGGCGCGGGTGGTTATAGAACAGCCACAGGTTTTGGTGTAACTGCGACAGCGTATTCAATTACGGTTGGCGGCGGCGGTGCATCCAGTACCAACAACCGAGGGGCTAACGGCTCTAACTCCATCTTTTCTTCTATCACTTCTACTGGTGGTGGTGGTGGTGGCAATAACAACGCGTTTGCAGGTCTTAGTGGCGGCTCAGGTGGTGGCGGCTCTTGGCAGAGCGGCGCGGGCGGCGCTGGCACTTCGGGGCAAGGCAATAATGGTGGCGCAGGCGAACCCCCTCCTAGTGAAGCAGGGGATGGTAGTTGCGGAGGCGGCGGCGGTGCTGGTGCTGTAGGTGGCACGGCTGGTACAAATGGCGGAAACGGCGGCGCGGGGGCTGCATCTTCTATCACCGGATCATCCGTAACTCGCGCAGGGGGTGGTGGCGGTGGTTCTGGTATTGGTTCTCCCGGAAGTGGTGGTTCTGGAGGTGGAAGTTCAGGAGTTTCTTTTGGCGGCTTCGCCGGTAGCGCAACGGCTAACACCGGAAGTGGCGGCGGCGGAGGACGGTCGTCGAACAACCCAACTGGTGGTTCTGGTGGTTCCGGTATTGTGATCATTAGATACAAATTTCAGTAATGGCACACTTTGCAAAACTTGACGAGAATAACGTCGTCCTAGAAGTCAATGTCGTTAATAACGCCGACATTGGTGATCTGCCTTTCCCGGAGAGTGAGTCGGTTGGGATTGCTTTTTTGAATAACTGGGCAGGTCAGGTGTTTAACTGGAAGCAGACCTCATACAACGCATCGTTCCGGGGCCGCTATGCGGGCATAGGGGACATCTACGATGCTGAACGGGATGAATTTATTTCGCCAATCGTTAACGAGGCGCAGACGCTGTAAGCCATGTTCGGCATCTCAAGCTTCGCTCAGTCACCGTTTGCCTCACTGGCAGGGACGAACTTTGTCCTCTCCTTGACGGAGAACCTGAACTCCGACGACGCCAGCACCCAACTGTCCGCGTTTCTCCAGAGCCAGACCGAAGATGTCACGATGGCGGAGGTTGAGTCCACCGCTGGCATTTTCTTTGGGGCCGTGAACGAGAACGTGGGCATGGACGACGCCAGCACCCAGCAGTCTGACTTCCTGCAGTCCATCAGCGAGAACTCCGACTCGGCGGATGTCTCTGTTATTTCGCTCCTATTCACCGTATCCATCTCAGAAGACGCAGTCCTTGCAGACGACCCGGTGCCTTTCTTTGCCGCCTTGGAGTCCCGCACGGAGGACATTTTGGAGGTGGCAGACGCCAGCACCCAGCAGTCAGCGTTTCTCCAGTCTATTGCCGAGAACGCCAATCTGGACGATCCGTCAACCATCGCCGCGCAGTTTGCCCAGTCGGTGGCAGAGAACCTCTCTGTCGATGACATCCCAGTTGTTGCCGCCCAGTTTGCCGCCGCCGTCTCTGAGGGTGTGTCTGTTGAAGACCTGAGCACAGCTGGTCTGATCTATGTGGACTCGATCACTGAGAACCTGTCTGCGGCGGATGCTCAGACCGTGGTCTCCACCTTCTTGTTCTCTCTGGCTGAGAACTTGAACAGCGACGATCTCCGGGCAATTGTGGCTGGATTTAACGTGGCAATCAGCGAAAATGCTGCTCTGGCGGATCGTTTTGGAGTTGGTGGTTGGGTCAAAATCATCACCACCCAGAATCCTAATTGGACCAACATCACCAACAGCCAGAGCGTTAACTGGCAACTTATCGATAATTCCCAATAAGGAGCCTCGCAATGAGCACCTATTCCCCCAGCCTGCGGATCGAACTGATCACGACGGGCGATCAAGCCGGTACGTGGGGTAACACGACCAACACCAATCTGGGCACGCTAGTTGAGTCGGCCATTGCCGGGTATGTGTCCGTCTCCGTGACTACGGCCAACCAAGCGCTCACGGCCCTGAACGGCGCGGCTGACCAAGCCCGCAACATGACGATTGCCCTGACCACGACAACGGCAGCCAACTTCGCGGTTTATGCGCCCCCGGCAGAGAAGACCTACGTCATCTACAACGCCAGCGCGTACACGGCCACGATCTACAACTCCACGGTGATCGGCAACACGACCGCTGCGGGCGCTGGGGTGGCTATTCCTGCCGGTAAGACCATGACGGTCTGGACCGAGGGAACCAACTTTGCGTTCCAAAATACCCACATCATCGGCACGTTGGTGGGCAACGTAACGGGTAACGCAGATACCGCCACCACTGCCACCACGGCAACTAACGCCACTAACATCAACATCAGCGCAACGACCAGCTCTGACACCACGACTTCCTTGGTGCTGGTGGGTGCGCAGGCTACAGGTAATCAGTCGCCGTTCATCGACAGCGGGCTGGCCTACAACGCCAACACCAACACCTTGAGCACGGACAACGTGGCGATTGGTGCCGGTACTCTGACGACGACCAACTGGACGATCACGGAGTCTGCTGGCAAGCTAGTGTTCAGTTACGGCGGCTCTGCCAAGTTCTCCATCGACTCCTCCGGGAACACAATTGCTGCCAGCAACGTCACTGCTTACGGTACGCCTTAAGGAGTTGATATGGCACTCCCTGTCTCAGGCCCACTCACACTCCTCCAGATTCAAGGTGAATTTGGTGGGACTGCGCCTATTGGTATGAACGAGTACTACCGTGGTGGCGGGCTTGTGACGCCCAACAACACTACGGTGCCGACCTCTGGGACCATCTCGATTAACAACTTCTACGGCACGACCAACCGTATCTCCATTCCGCTGACCATCTCTTCCTCGACGTACAACTACGATGTGTACGCTAACCGAGGCGGCACGTACATTGCTGGCATCTCTGACATCCAAGTCACGGTAAACGGCGGAGTGATTGTTGGCAGCACTTCGACCAGCACATACGCCATGCTGGTGACCAACTCGTTTAACGCGGGGGACACCGTCACCATCATCAACAACGGCGTTATCGAGGGAATGGGCGGTAACGGCGGCGACTCTCAGTTTGCCGCTCAAAGCGGGGGCAACCCCGGCACCAGTGCTGGTAACGCCCTGTACATCAACCGGGCCACGACCATTCAGAACAATAACGTGATTGCTGGTGGCGGCGGTGGCGGTGGCGGTGGTTCCGGCTGGACGCCTGATAAGGGTGGTTCGGGCTGGGGCGGCGGTGGCGGTGGCGGTGCGGGCTTTAATCCCGGAAGCGGTGGTGGCGGCGCTTATCCCGGCAACAACGGAACGGATAGTGCGGGTGGCGCAGGCAATCCCGGCGACTTCCAAGGCATCGGTGGTGGTGCTGGTGGTGGTCGTGGAGCCAACGGTGCAACCGGCGGAGCTAGTGGTGGCGCTAACCCCCGACCGGGTGGTGCAGGCGGTGCTGCCGGCTACTACATCGTTGGTAATAGTTTTGTTACGTGGACCGCGACCGGCACGCGGCAAGGTCCAGCAGCTTAATCGGAGCAACAATGAACAGCATCAAATTCAAAATCAAAGGCTACGACGAGGCCAGCAACTCGCTGCTGGTTTCCTTTGCCTCCGACACGACGGCCAGTACCGACCCCGAGACGTACACCGCGTATGCCTTTCAGCCGATGACCATGTGGCCCGATGTCACCGATACTGAAGAGATCAAGAAGCGCATTGCCATGGCCGGTATGCACCACGCCAAGCTGCAAGAAGCCAAGGAAAAGCTCACCGCCAATCCGCAGCAGGTCAGCCGACTCAAGAGCATGGTGGGGCAGACCCATGAGTTCCCCGTGTCTGATCTGACCAACAACCCCACCACACCCTTCCAGACGGTGTAATCATGACCCGCAAACCATTCGCGGCGTTTGGTCGCATCCTCTACGCCAACTACTACAGCCCCGGCGATGTGGTTGAGGTGGCTACGGCCTCCAACAGCCGTACTGTCCTGTTCTTCAGCGAAGGCAACTTCACCGCCCGCGACAAACAGACTGGCGAAGTGGCGTGGCAGTGTGGCCCCGGCTGGTTCAGCGGCAGCCATCAAGATCGCATCTACACCTGCACTGCTAACACCGCCACGGTGTGCTGGTGTTACGACCCGCTGGTCAACCAAGGCTTTGTCCCGGTGATTGAAGCGCTAAATCTGTCCGCAGGCCAGTCCACAACGCTGCCGGTTGGCACAAACCTGTTCCTGTGCACGGGCACTGCCACGGTAAATGGCAAACAGTTCACCGGCCCCTACCAAGTCGCGGTGCGGTCGCAGGATTCCACATTGGTTGCCGATGGGGATGTGTACGGCCTTTTGTTTAAATGAAACACGCGGCCAAGCTGACGCACAAGATTGATACCTCTGCGCTGCTAGAGGCGGACATCACGCCCCATCAGAAATACGGCAAGCTGCAAAAGTACGCCCGAGGGATGCCCGGCGACAACTTTGGTTCTGAGACCAAGAACATTGGAGATGTCAAAGTGTTCTTGGAGCAGCTTCCCCCGGCGCTACTGGAGCGCGAGCGTCCGCATGTGTTTTTGCTTGAGCTGCCTGCCACGGACGCAGCCAACCCCGTGCTACCTGCGCATGTTGATTTGAACAAGACCTGCGGCATCAACGTCTATCTTGACACCCACGGCGAGGTGACCAAGTTTTATCACTGGGACAAAGAAAGCCGTACCTCGGAGTACGTGGAAGGGTTTTGCGCTGCAACAAACGATGTGTGGCTGATGGACACCTCTGTACCCCATTCGGTGGACTTGGTTCCCGGTAAATCTCGTCGTATGCTCACGTTCTCTTTCACGAAGACAAAATACAACGAGGTGCTTGAGTGCTTCACCAGAACGTAATCCGCGAGGTTCAGGTAGACAACGGGCGCAAGCTGCGGGTCTACGACAACGTCTTTGACATGGAGTACAGGCACAACCTGTACACCTTTGCCCAGAAGTCCATGTACCGGATTGGCTGGGCCGACGGTCCTATCGTGGAGAACAAGAAACATCAGTTCCTGCATGCCTTCTATTCCCCCGAGGATTTGGAGCGCATCCAGCTAGTGGAAAAGCTCAAGACCACCCCGGTGAGCCAAGAGATGGAGGGGTTCAACTTGGTCAGGTGCGTCATGAACTTGTCCACCCCGTCGGACGCCAACTTCGTCCATGCCCATCCGGAAGACAAGGTGCTGCTGTACTACGTCAATCTGGAATGGCGCGACGGCTGGCACGGGGAGACGCTGTTTTATGACGAGTCGGGCAAGGAAGTTGTGTTCGCCAGTTCCTACACACCCAACCGCCTGATTGCGTTTGACGCCAAGATTCCGCACACCATTCGCCCGCAGTCGCACATCGCGCCGTTCTACCGGTTAACTCTGGCTCTGATCTACAACAAATGCTGATCGTGCTTGATAATGTGCTTGACGACGCTCACCGCTCTGCGGTGGTGGGATTCTTTTCATCCAGCGATCAGGCCCGAGCCATGAAGTGGCAGCCCGGCACACTAGCTGGGATTCAGGATGATCAATCGCCCATGGCGTTGCTGGTGAAGGCGGCCTCCAAGTTCTTTGACCTGACCTCCATGGCCGGGTGTGAGTACTGGGCGCACTACGGTACTCGCCCGGACTGGCATATTGACAAGGACGAGGCGCTCCAAAATACTACCGGCGAGGTGGCTCATCCGCTTTGCAGCATCGTCTACTACGCAGATGTAAATGTGGTTGGCGGGGAGTTCAGAACAGAGTCCATCGCCGTCAAGCCGATCACTAACAGGATGGTTGTTTTTGCCCCGGGGATTTACCACGGAGTTGAAGCATACACGGGCACCCGGATGTCTGTGGCCGTCAATCCTTGGGTTAAAAAGCCCATGGGGTACCCTGAGTTTGGCTAACTATGATCGATCCCATCACCGCATTTGCGACCGCACAGGCTGCGGTAGCGGGCATTCAAAAGGCCATCAAATTAGGCAAGGACATCAACGGCCTCGTCGGTGAGTTTGGCCGGTTCTTTGACGCGCGTGACGTAGTCCAGAAAGCCGCGAATGATGCGGGCAAGTCGGGCAAGTCCGACACCGCACGGGCGATGGAAATCGTGATGCAGGCCAACGCGCTGCGTGAGGCAGAGGAAGCGCTCAAGCATCAGCTCGTCTACGGCGGGTACCCTGAGTTATGGGAGATGATGCTCAAAGAGCGGATGAAGCTTAAACAGGCCCGAGAAAAGGCCGAGAGGGTTGCTGCGGCTGAGCGCAAGAAGGTTGTGGCTGAGCGCCTACTGGCAGCTCAGATCATCGGCGGGGCTATCTGCGTCATCATTATTGGCGCCATCGTGGTCTTCATCATCCGGCAGGCCATGTCGTGAGCGAGGAGAAGGTCAATCCCAACAGCCTGATCGAGAAGGTTCTCGGGTACGTTGACTCGCCGTTCAAGCTCTTTGCCATCCTGTTGATGGCGGTGTTTGCGTTTGTGGGGTACTTTGTCTGGCAGAACCAAGCGTTCCTAATTGGCGCGTACAAAGAACAGCAGAAGTTGCCCAGCATCGCGGAGGACCGGGTGGAGGATGCGGCGGCGCACCTATTTAAAAACACCGAAGCTACAGTTGTAGCTATCTTCAAGGTGAACCCAATGTTTGGCACCCGCGTCCTACATCGGGCCTATACCAAGGACGGCAGGGACAAAACCCATGAGGGGCTGGATGTGGGCCTCTTCACCGCCAACGCGGCTAATAACCGGGATGTGGTGGCACTGATGGCCAGCGAGATTCCCTGCGGCCACTACAAGACCGCCCAGTCCGAGATTGGGTTATGGTATATGGAGAAGGGCATGACCTACGGGTGCCGTATCAGCGTGCCGCCGGAGCAGGGAAAGTTCATCGGGCAGATCACGGTGGGCTGGAAAGAAGAACCGCCGGACGTAGAGCAGTACCGGGTTCTTTTGCAGATTGCAGCAACTATGCTTTCAAGGAGTAAGAAGTAATGGAATGGCTCAAACAAATTGCACCCACTATCGCCACTGCGATGGGCGGTCCGCTGGCCGGTATGGCTGTCTCCGCTATCTCCAAGGCCATCGGAGTGGACGAGGACAAGGTTAGCGACCTGATCAAAGACAACAAATTAACTGCCGACCAGATCGCGCAGGTCAAGGTGGCGGAAATTGAACTCCAGAAACAGGCGCAGGAGCTGGGCCTGAACTTTGCCAAGCTGGAGGTGGATGACAGGAAGAGCGCCCGTGAGATGCAGGCCACCACCCGCTCTATCGTCCCCCCGGCGCTGGCGGCGATTGTCACCGTCGGGTTCTTCGGCATCCTTGTGATGATGCTGCTGGGCAAGGTGGACTCCAACAATCCCGCCATTCTCATGATGCTGGGTAGCCTCGGCACTGCATGGACGGGCATCATTGCCTATTACTTTGGTTCTAGTGCTGGCTCTCAGGCTAAAACTGACCTTCTTTCTAAATCACCTGCAATTAAATGATGAGCCTCGCCAACACCCTCGCCAAACTCAAGATCAGCGTTGACTGGGTCGAACCTCTGGAAGAGGTCTTTCACCGCTACGAAATCAACACCCCCGAGCGCCAAGCTGCGTTTATCGGGCAGTGCGCCCATGAGTCCATGAACTTCACCAAACTGGAGGAGAACATGAACTACAGCGCCGAGGGTTTGATGAAGACATGGCCGAGCCGCTTCCCGACGCTGGAGTCCGCCAAGCCCTACCACCGTAACCCTGAGAAGATTGCTAATAAAGTATACGCAGGGCGTATGGGCAACGGGCCGGAGGAAACGGGTGAGGGTTGGCTGTACCACGGGCGCGGGCTGATCCAGCTCACCGGCAAGGACAACTACACGCTGGCCGGGGATGCCCTGAACATGGACTTCATCCACAGCCCGGATTACGTGCTGGTGCCCAAGTACGCAGCGCTCACCGCCGGGTGGTTTTGGAACAAACGTCAGCTTAATAAAGAGGCTGATGCTAAAGACTTCACCGGGATGACAAAGAAGATTAACGGCGGTACCATTGGGCTAGACGACCGGATTGCGCACATTAAACACGCGCAAGAGGTTTTGACCGCATAAAGGGGCGCTCATGCCGCTGCAAAAACTCCAGCTCAAGCCCGGTGTAAACAGAGAATCCACAACGCTGGCTAACGAAGGCACTTGGTTCGAGATGGACAAGGTGCGTTTTCGCTCGGGCTACCCGGAGAAGCTCGGCGGCTGGGTGCGGGATACCGGCGGCTATTACAACAACGGTACGTCTTTGCCCCCGCCGACTGGATCATTCTGGGGCATTTGCCGTTCTTTGTGGAACTGGGTGAATCTTGCGGGCTACAACCTGATGGGTTTGGGTACAAACCTGAAGTACTACATCCAGCAGTCCAACGGCGGCAACTTCTACGATGTCACGCCTTTGCGGGACACCAACGTGATTGCGGCTAATGCTTTCACGACCGTCAACGGCTCTACCACTGTTGTTGTCAACGACCCGGGCTATGGCGCTGGTAATGGTGACTTTGTCACGATCTCCGGCGTGGGTGGCGCAGTCAACGGCATTCCTGCGGCTGCGCTGAACAAAGAGTTCCGCATCACCTATATTGATTCGTCCACCTACAGCATCACAGTCAGCTCTCCCGCCACGTCTTCTGGAACTACTGGTGCTGCGACGTTCAGCTATCAAATCGACATCGGCCAAGAAATTTATGCGTCACTCACTGGCTGGGGTGCTGGCGGATACGGCGGTACAGTTACGATTGCTGCGACGACGACGTTAAACGGCGCACTCAACGACAGCGCCACGACCATCACGGTTGTCTCCACTACAGGCTTTGCAGCGTCTGGCGTCATCGGCATCGAGGGTGAGTACATCACCTATTCGGGTAAAACCGGCACAACTTTCACTGGTTGCACCCGAGGCGTGGGTAGTACCGCTGTGGCGCACGCGGACGGCACCGTTGTTAACCAGTACAGCAATGCAACCGGCTGGGGCGAGTCTGCAACGTCGGGCGTTGGCGTGCAGTTGCGTCTGTGGAGCCAGACCAACTTTGGTCAAGACCTGATCATCAACCCTCGCGGAGGAGCGCTCTACCTGTGGAAGGTTAACCCCAACCCAACAATCTATGACAGGGCGGTGCTGCTCTCGCCCACAAGCTCGGGTGCGTATCAGACGGATGCTGGCTGCCCCAGTATCTGTAATGCCGTCTTGGTCTCTGACGCTTCGCGCTTTGTGATTGCGTTTGGCTGTAACGACTACGGCCTTACTGAACTTGATCCGCTTCTGGTCCGCTGGTCTGATCAGGAAGATTACGCCACTTGGACCCCGTCGGCTACCAATCAGGCCGGCAGTTATCGCCTGTCCACCGGCTCCAGCATCGTTGCCCACCAGCAAACCCGTCAGGAGATTTTGGTCTGGACGGATGCTGCGATCTATTCCATGCAGTATCTTGGCCCGCCGTTTACTTGGGGCTTCCAGATTCTGGGCAGCAACACTTCTGTTGCCGGCCCCAACGCTGTTGCCACCGCAGCCAACATCACGTACTGGATGGGGCTGGATAAGTTCTATATGTACTCAGGTCGTGTGGAAACCCTGTACTGCCCGCTTCGCCAGTACATCTTTGGCGACATCAACCTTCAACAGCAATATCAGTTTATTGCTGGAACGAACGAGGGCTACAACGAAATCTGGTGGTACTACTGTTCGGCCAATTCCACTGTGATTGACCGCTACGTCGTTTACAACCACCTTGAGCGTATCTGGTCTTATGGCAATTTGTCGCGTACCGCATGGCTGGATTCGCCGCTGCGTGACTTCCCGGTGGCCACAACCTACGGCAATCAGCTGGTCTACCACGAGAATGGCGTGGACGACGGCACCACTAACCCGCCTAGTCCGATCAGTGCGTACATCCAGTCTGCCGACTTCAACATCGGTGACGGGCACAACTACGGCTTTGCATGGCGGATGATCCCCGACATCACCTTCGATGGCTCCTACGTCAACAACCCGCAGGTCACGTTTACGCTGCGTCCGCGCCAAAACCCTGGAGCCAACTACAGCACGGCGGACACGCCGACGGTGACCAGCACTCAGAACTATCAGGGCCAGCGCAACTACACGGTGCAGCAGTTCACCGAGATCATTTACACCCGCATTCGTGGTCGTCAGATGGCGTTCAAAGTTAGCTCCGATGGCTTGGGCGTGAACTGGCAGTTGGGTGTGCCCGCAATTGATATCCGTCCTGATGGAAGACGCTGATGACCCTGATCGTTACATCAGAGTTTGAACTCAATCGGGTGGTCGCCCCGCGCCTGCCCACCGCACCGCCGGACTACGAGAAGCGCTACCACGATCAGTTTGCTGACGTTCTGCGTCTGTACTTCAACCGGCTGGACAACATTCTGGGGCAACTCGTGGCTACTATGGAAACCATCCCTGTCTCAATCGGCGGCACCAACTTAGATGCCTTTGGGCGTCTGCGGGTCAGCAATCCACTGACCCTGTTTGATTCCTCCCACCGCTACGCAGACAACAACCTGTGGGTCAACAGCATCACTGGCACCGCAGCCGCCACGTTCAGCGCGGATGAGGGCTTGGTCAACTTGACCGTTGGCTCGGCCAGCGGCGATGAGATCATCCGTGAGACCACCAAAGTCTTCTCCTATCAGCCGGGTAAGAGCTTGCTGGTGATGAGCACCTTTGTGTTTGGTACAGCCAAGGCGGGACTGCGCCAGCGTGTCGGTTACTACGGCGCTGCCAACGGCATCTATTTCGAGCGCGACGGCTCCACCAACTACATGGTCGAGCGCAGCAGCGTGACGGGGGTGCTGACCAATACTCGAGTGGCTCAGGCTGATTGGAACCAAGACCCGATGGATGGCACCGGGCCGTCGGGC